CCAGTAAAGTAAGCATTGGGAGCAAAGGTCAGAATCTCATCTGTACCCGCTAACAATGGAAAAGCTGTACCGCTAGTGGTCACATTGGCTGAGTTGGTAGTAGCAGTTGCAACATCATTGCCATAACCTAAAAACACCAAGCTAGTACCAGCATTAATAATCCGATATTGATTTCCACCTAAAGTAGTGGATGAACATTGAACGGGAGTAGGTGCAACAACACCAGCCGTAAAAGTAATGGTGTTACCAGTTTTGCAGAAGGCGTTGATTCCCATAACTACTCCTTATTGAACGGATGCTTCTTCTGGTGGTGGCACTTGTGGATCAGCTTGCTCTTTAATCTTGGCTAACAATGTCCAAGCACCTGTTTTGGTTGGCAATTCGCCTAAAGTTTGCAAAATGTAATTTACATCGTTAATTTCTAGTTCTAGCTTAATCATCATGCGCTCCAAGGTAATCCGCTTAACTGTACTGGATTCTTTTGTGCTTCAATCTGTGTAGCCAATGCTGCCTCTACTGTGTCTTTACCTAAAGAATCTTGTACCCATCCAATGACTTCAGCTTGTGTCAAATCAGCGTAAGGCTTGTAAGCCTTCTCTTCTTGTGTATAGCCTACTGTGCCATAGGTAGAAGCGTTGTATTCACCATCTGTAGCGGATACAACATAATGCGCTGTGATTACGAAACCGTCAGAAGTCTTGCGGTCTAAATTAACGATATTCCAAGTGTAAGTATTCATTTGTTTTCCAATGCAGTAAGGCGAGTGGTTAGTGATTCTATAAGGGCTTGTTGTTCTTGAATTGCTTTAGTCAAAGCAGCAATAATAGGTCTTTCATCTAACCCTATAAAACTGACTTCTTCAGGTGTATTTTTACCAGAAATTACATTTTTAATGAACGCTTGTGGAATTATTGGCTCAACATCTTGAGCAATAAACCAAAGCTGTTTAGGTGTTGATTCATCCTCATTAATCATTCTATATAGCGTTGGCTTTAACTCCATTACCGCATCAAGACCAACAGTAGATAGTTCAAAATCTTTCTTTTGGTTTTTATCCGATAAAGGTGTATAAACACCAGTAGCACCATTAATACTTGCTATTTGCGTGCCTGTACCATTGACAAAACCTATGTTTGCACCCGTACCAATACCTAAGCCAACGTTACTGTAAGGAAATAACCCATACCCGCCTCCCCAGTTCGCCCAAGAACCGCCACCACCTGATAAATTTACACCGCCATATTGTTTGCCAATAGTTATTCCAGAAGAACTAGAACTTGTAGTACCAACCAACAAATTACCACTAGAGTCAATACGCATCCGTTCTGTGGAACTTGTGTTGAGTATAGTTGCACCATTTGGGCTATTTAAAGATAAGTTGCCAGCATAAGCACTAAGCGACTCACCCCATGTCATAATTGGATAGCCATTCATATTTAATTTGTAATAGGAATAAGCACCCGCACCTTTAGACAAATCAATATCAATATATTGGTTTACAGCAGTACCAGTTGCATCATTTAATTGAAATGCAATTGCTCCATTGCCAAAATTTTGCGCTCTAACATTTCCTGATACATCTAATTTTGTGCTAGGACTACTAGTACCAATACCTACATTCTGTGATGTATTTACAGTAATAGCTTGAGTGCCATTAGTAGAAATATTGACAGCTCCTCCAGAAGAAGCTATCACTACATTAGATGTGCCGTTAACAATAGAATTTGCGCTTACATTAGTTGTTCCGCTTGCAATGGTGACATTGGTCAATGTGACATTGCCAAGGGTGGTAACGGTGTTTCCTAGACCAACGGTGGTATTCCCAATGGTTACTGGCGTATTAAAGTCAGCATCTAGGTTACTTAAAGGTATGCTCGTTGTAGCATTACCAAAGACAAACGGAACTCCAGCCATTTAGAACCTCACTCTCAATTCATGTTCAAATTCAAATGTATTGACCACAAAACCTGCTGAGTTTGAAGTTTGTGTCAACCCTAAATATTTACCCCATTGTTGCGCATCTGATTTATACAGTTCATATCCTGTACCACCTATCCAAGATATTACAGTAGAACTGTTGTTAATCCAAGGGATGGTATTGCCAGAACTGTTGTACCAAGTAACATAATTACCCAAAATATAAGGTGAGCTAGACCCTTGTTCAGAATCCACAGTTACAAATAATTCAATTCCAGATTCAACCGTTGCTTCAATAGCAAATTTTAATGCTTGTTTAGTCCGAATTGGATCGCCCATTGGATTTAATGCAGTCTGAATACGACTGGTAATTGCCGATGTTGAATCCTGATATAAGCGGTACAAATCTCTGCCTCTTACACCGTACATATTGATAATTCCACTTACAGGTACGGAAGTGGTGTACTTCATATCGTTACCTTGGCTTGTAATAAACCATTTTTTCTCAAAAAACACCGCTTGGATGTACCGATAACTGTTAGTAAAAGTGGTATCGTGGTATCTAAAATTAAATGCAGCGCACAAAATGTTGTTTAAAAGCACCTGACCAGCCGTAACCTCCTCAGTCACAAAGTCAATATTTGGAAACATTCCATCCAAAGAATCTGACAATTTGCTAGTTGTAGAACCTACAAGGGCATAAACCCCGTAGTTATTCATAAACAATACAGATCGGAAGTAAGGAAAGATAGCATACGCTAACTTAGACCCTACCGATGCGCTCACATTAGTATTAGTAAATATAGTATTACCAGTAGAAGTAACCCTAACATCCGAAAACACATTGATGGAATCATCCCCAAAAATATACAAAAAGTTATTAGCAGAAAGAATCTGCTGTATGTTTCCATGCAATGTTCCGTCTGTGATAACAAAATTACCTGCTGAAACGCTTGTAAAGTCGCTATACGACCCCGCAGCCGAGTAATAGATAGTTCGCCCTTGGGCAATCCAAACACGCCCTGAAAAGCTCGCTATTCCTGAGTTTTTGTTTGAGTTAATGTTGGCTTGTAATACAGCGCCTGATCCACCGCCTCCCGCTACCGTAGCGGTAATATTGGCAGAATTAGTATAGTTTGTACCATTGTTGGTCATAATGACCTGAGTAATGGTATTGCCTGAAATGATTGCCGTTCCTGCTGCGTTCGTGCCACCGCCACCAGAAATTGTCACAATTGTATTGGCAGCATTGATATAACCAGAACCACCAGAAATTACATTGACATAAACTGTGCCTGTGGCAAAAGTAGTAATTTCAGCAATAGCATTAGCGCCTGATCCACCGCCACCACTAAAGGTAACGGATAAATTAGCATTATTTGTGTATCCCGTACCGCCATTTACTAAACTGACGGAAGCCACTGTATTGCCACCACTTACTAAAGTAGCTACCGCATTAGCTTGATCTCCGCCTGTTTGATCTGGTCCTGAAATAACTACGGTAGGTGCAGTGTTGTATCCCGTACCCTTATTAGTTAAAGCAATTGTGCCAACTGAGCCTACGCTGATTACGACATTGCCATCCCAAGTAAAATATCCCTTGTCTGGGTCAAGAATAAGCATCCTATCGTTGTACCACTGAGTGGTGTTAATAGGATAAAGTTCAGAAACACCAACAGTAGAAAAAGTCCCCGCTGGCGCTACATTACCAAAAGTGTTGTTGTTAATGTTGAAATATTGAGCTGATCCATCCGATAAAAATCCAACAATGTAGTCTGAAATGTTTAAATTACAAGAAGTAAAGTAAACAACATCGTTACCAAAAGTAACTGCTACATTAGAGCTGTTTTGGACTGCGCTACTGTTAGGAACAATTTTAATGTTTCCTGAACCAATAGGCTGAGCATTTTCAATCCAAGAAAATTCATTTTCATCAATTGCAGTGCGGTTTGCTTTAGTGTTAAGACCTTTAAAAGCCTTAACAACCTGATATGACTTTTTCTGTTCGGCTGCTGCCATGATTAGTATGGACTACTGTAAACGCTAGGAATCCTACGGGTAAATGTACTGTTAAGCACAGATGCACCCTGTTTGCTGTATTCCTGTTTGTAAATCTCGGCTTCACCATAACTTTGTTCATAGTATTTAGCAAGATAAGCAGCGTAGAACTTAACCATAGTGCTATACGGATCGTTTATTACATCCGTTACTGTTGGCGTGTTTAATGACAATGGATTAGGCAAAACTACGCAATCAATCTCAATTTGATAGATTTGATCGGGTACTGGTCCTAAATAGATTTGTCCTTGACCATAAATACTAAAGGCTAAAGGTCTGCCAATGTAGTTTTGCCAAAATCTTAATCGTGCATTGAAATCACTCCAAGCTAAGTAATCCATCGGTACACGAGTATTACCCCAGTACAGATTGATGTTGATAATGTCTAAGACTGTGTTTCCAGAGCTTGGTGACAATGGGGATGACCCCATTAACTGTGTCAAAGCTGCATAGCTAATGTTCTCGCAATTACCCACATAAGTCAATTGGGCTGACCCGTCTGCAAAGGGAGCTGTTGGAGGGTAGTTGCTGTAATTGTTTGTACCGTTAGCAGGATAAGCAGGTGCTGTAGAACCTGAAGTTCCCGCAGTAGTGTATTGATAAATAAAAATATTTGAAAATACAAAGCTGTTTAAAGTAACGCTTGTATTTGCTACCCAAGCAGTTGGGTTAGTTGGTGTCACACTACTAATGGTTGCTGTGGGTGCGACTTGACATGGCGTTTGCGTAACAACAATTTCACGCAAACATCCAGTATCTCTGACAGCTCTTTCTCTGGCAGAGTTAATGTAATCGGTTAACTGCGAATCGCTATAGAAATTCCCGTTAGCATCATGCAGTAACCTACGGACTTCCGTAATGTACGAATTAAGCGTTGCCATTTATTGACCATAACTCATGCTACCGCTTGAAGGACTTTTCCCCCGCCCTTCCTAGAGGTTGGGAGGGGTACTCTTTCCACCAACGGGGATAACGATTGGTTCTTGCTTGGGGGTTGGGTAGAAATCTCCCACTGGGATAAAAGCTCCATGCCTTTTTCCAAGTCATTTTGAGAAACAATCCACCCTAACCTTGCCAAATAAGGCTCTTTGTTGTCATCTCCATAACCAAAAATGTGACGAGCTACTTCTTGTGGAATCTCTACAGTTTCATCTTTAGGGAAACTATAGAACACTCCCGCAAAGCCATCTTTTAGCTTTTTGTCAGAACGATTGGTTACGAAGATATTTGACATTTAGAAACTCACGACATCGCCAAATACGACAATATCAGCAGTGTTACCGTTACCAGTAGCAGTTGTGACATTGACGAACAAGGCTTGGGTTGTAAAACCAGTTACGGCTGTGTTTGTATTATATGGAACTGCAATATTCAAGTCCTGATAAGTACCAGCGCCAGTAATACCACTAAGTACCACATTGGCTACTACAGCGTTAGAGATGTTGCCATCTTTACTTGTAGTAATTGAAATATTGGCAGAAGCCATACTACCCGTAGGATTTTGAATAGTCACTCTGCGAAGAACGACAGATCCAGAACCTACAGCAGCACCTGCATTAGTTAAACCACCGCTTAAAAAAGGAATGGTAACACCAGTGGTAGTACCGTTTCCTGTTGTATTTAAAGCAGTGGCTTTAATGTAGGCAACACGACCATAGCCAATCGAATCAAGGTAAAACTGCCCTAATGAATCTGAATTAGCCATTTATCGCCCCTTAACTGTTAAAAGTGCCAGATACAGGAGAACCACCATTTACAGTCACTAATTGCACTGTAGCGTTAGTAGTTGCCAATAACTGCACGTTCACACCGTCAGAAATTACCATGCCACCTGAGTTAACTGGATACACATTTGACCATGTAGCCACATTAGAAGTGGAGTTGTAACTTGTAACAGTTTGAATGACCACATTGGTTGTGCCAACTACTAGATAAGTTCCAGCAGGTACGACATTTCCAAGAGTGGTTGCAGCAATGTTTGAAGCATTTTGAAAATACGAACTTGGCGTATTTGCATAAGTACCTGCAATGAGGATTTTATTTAAACCGAGTGCCATGACTAATTCTCCTTAGATTGAAATAGAGTTATAGCCAGATACTCTGGTCATTGACTTAGGCTTGGTG